AAGGCATGGTGTCATAGCCATGCTTAATTTTGGAGAGGGTGAAATCCCCTCAATTATGGGACTGGAGAGTCCCTATTAGGTTAGTTTATTGTGAATTACAAAGATTGACCTTATAGCAGTACTAACTTAGCTTAAATAAATAATACTTAAAACTCTATGACATAGTTGAATGGTCCTGGTAAAACCGTTCTTCTATAGGTCTCTCAAGTTATGAATTTCAAGATTTCAACTTATAGTGCTTGTTGACTTAGACCCCTTTTTACCAAAAATCACCCTGATTTAAAACATATACACTTATATGAACATTGTGCCGTAGGACGACTGTCTATTTATAGTTCAGCGTTTAAATCGGTCTACTCTTTCAGAGTAGTTTACCTCCGATGTTTAATCCCTTAAAACAACTTTTTCCAGATAACACACCAACTAAGGATTTTATTAATACTTTTATCCTTATTGAATCAGTGAAGTCCTGTTTCAAACCTCAGCGCCAGTGCTGAGTAAAAATAATGTATAGTAGAGCTCAAACTTTAGAGTTCGTTCGGGGTAGCCTGACCGAGTCGAAAACACCTTTTAAAAGATAAGTAGATCCCGATAGCAATTGTTCAAACCTCCGCTAATCCTGTGGAGAAGGGACATTGTGAATAGGACAATCAATGCGTGTCAATTTTATTGTGAGTTTCGGCAACAGAAGATAGCGTAGAGCATTCTGTAAAGGAGGGCGGGGGCCTAATGACAAAAGCCCGCGAAAGCAGTAGAGCCCGTTCTGTTAGATCTTTTTATGGAGTCAAGACATGTACAAACTCCTTCCGCGGATGCGCGATCCGTCAGTGGCGAAGTTACGCGCGAGAGGGACTCAGAGAGTCGAAGTTTGGTTAGTTTTTCGACCAATAGCCCTGTTAGGGCTGAAAGTGAAGGACATTTTGTGTCTGAGAGGTTTCCAATCAGACATTCTGCTGTGGACGGTGTCCCTCGTATATTTGTGTACGAGGGGTGGTGTCCCAGTGGATACCCATGGATCAACATTTTTGTTGATAAGGCAGTTCTTGTTAGTATCCGAGCCAGGTATCTCTTTGAGGTGAGTGCGGCGTTGGATAGAACTTGTCTTGCCTGCTACAGATTTATGAACGAATGTCGGTGTTCATATTTTGTTAGACGTAGCGGCGAGTGGGTTTTCACCGATGAATTTGACAGACCTGTGTGGTCTGAACTTTGCAAATTTTCTCGTGATCGAAGGTACGTGAATGCACGATTCGATGACGAGGTAGTCTTGCAAGGAAACTCTGTTGAGTCGCTTACAACAGAAGTTTTATCACAAAGCGATAGCTCAAATTCAATTGGGTCAGATTGGCCTGATTGTGTTGGGTGGGGTCCAAGGCGAGCTTGGATGAGAGACGATGATTTCGCTCAAATGTTAGTGAAGCGATTAGGTCCGGAATTGGCATATCACGTTTTCTCTTACAACTCGTGGGAGTACAACTACACGTTCGAAGACATGGAAGATTTTGACAGGTTTTCGTATATGTGGTCGACCCCTGAGCTTCAAGGTAACTGCCATTGTTCGGCAGATTGTGAAGTTAGGGAGTCAGAGAAAGGTCCACAGCTCCAAGGTTTCGAGGAAGTTATGAATGATGAAAATTTCGAAATCATGTGGAAAATCTTTGAAGACATCACAACTTTTATGTATCAGGCCCGTGATGCCAAAACGATAGAAAGTTTAGTGGTGGCCCAGTGTGCTCTCATAAGGAGCGTTACAGGTCAATCCATCTTTAGATTGAGCAAGGAGCTCTCAAAGATGGTGTATTGCGAACTTGCGCAATATTTCAAACTACAAGGAAATAGTTGGTTTGATGGCCTGGAGAATCTCTACAGCCAATATAGCAAAGTTAAAAATAGTAAGCTGGCTGAGAAGTTTCTCAAAGTTTTCAATCATACAGTTGCCCACTGTATATATCATAAGTTAGGAATCGAGTTTGACTCCACAAAGTTCGCTTTGATTGAGGAAAAGAAATTGAGACCGAGTATGAAAGATAAGGGCACTTTCCTCGAAGCGTGTGCAGACATGATTATGTTCCTACTCAAGCAGGGTCGGCAGTTCATGATAACTGGAGATATTGAAGCGTTTTTTATTAGCGAAGATAGTATCGGTCAGTGGTATACAACAGCACGGAAGTTAGTGAAGGATTTTGAATTTTTGAACAATCCCGATGCTGTTGGTTTAAAGATCCACGACTATTTGCGGACCCTGAGGAAAACGATTGAAGATGGCAAGCGCATTCTTAAGATCGCCAAATTTGGTAGTTACGAACACAAGATAGTTAGCTCTATGACATTGGAGCTAGAAAGTTTGGAAAATAGATACTTGTGTACAGTAGCTGCTTTGTCAATGAGACGGCAACCATTTGGAGTGGTGTTGTATGGTGACCCTGGTATTGGGAAATCCTCATTGACAGACATTATAGCGAATTTTCATGCGCTAAGAATGCAACTCTCTACGGATAGAGACTACATTTTCTTCCATAATTCTGAGGAAGAATATATGACTAACTTCAAGTCATATCAGCATACAGTAGTTCTCGATGATGTAGCTCAGCAAAAAGCTGACAGAGTTCAGGGTGTAGATATGTCAACTTCCCTTTTGATTAAAATCATCAATAATGCACCCTTCAGCCCTCCCCAGGCTGCCATTGATGATAAAGGGAAAACTCCAATGATGAACCATTTGGCTATTGTGACGACCAATGTGAAAGATATGAATGTGCCTTTCTTTTACACCGCTAGCTTAGCAGTGTATAGGAGGTTGCCAGTTCACATTCAGCCAATCGTGAAGGATGAGTATAGAAAAGATGGTGAGAGTTCGCTCGATCCATCGAAAGCAGATTTGAATAGTTCTCATCCAGATTACTGGAGATTTGTTGTGCGAGAACCGAAAAAGATTACTGGCATGGTTGGAGAGTACCATGTGACGCACAACTTCGCAAGTTTGAAGGACTTGCTAGAATGGTTAGGACCAGTTATAGATAAGCACCACCGAAATCAAGATTTTATGTTACTTAATGCTGATAAGTATAAGACGGTGACTTTATGTGAAACTTGTCGCTTGCCAAAACCCATTTGTACCTGTTGCCCACAGTGCAAGATGATGATAGAGAAATGTATCTGTCATATCCCCCAGAAGAATTCGGTTGATTTTGAAGAGAAAGAAGGGGAAAGGTACTATGGAGGGGAACCACAAACCCAGGCCTTGTCAGGCTTTAGGGTTTTCAGAACTCAACGAGGAGATGAAGCTCCACATATTGAGATAGAAGAAGTTGAGGAAGTGGAAGATCCACCAATTTGGGGACGCGAAGAGGAGTATGAACCAACTCCTTGGCGCGTAATACAAGCTTTTAGAGCAGGAGATTCAAGATATTTTTCAGAAAGTATGGCTCGAAAGTTTGTTCGATACATGGTTCAACAAGCTCCAAAGGATGACGACTTTTTCCGAGATGCCACCACACATTATGCTTTTGTCCATTTGCCCAAGCTGATGGACTATGGCTACTCGGACCGTGAAATAGTAAAAGATTTCAGACAATATATTGCTTGGAAAGAGCAAAGCACGGATTATAAAAATTTCGTCAATCTTATGACAGCGAATGTCGATTACATTCAGAATCCCATTCTTCGATGGTGGGCTAAGATTTGGTTCCAGTGTTATTTCACCTTTGGGTGGTTTCGTTTTGGCGTTTTGTACGCTATGCGATACACTTGGATTGCCGGATTTATGTACTGGTGTTTTGGAGGCTTGGTGAAGAGTACCCGCGTGCGTCGAGATTTTATGATGCAGTGGGGAAGATCTATGGACGAGAAAATGAAAGGAATGAGTCCTTTTGCGAAAATGTTTTCTTTGTATGTGTGCTATTCTATAATGTCTAAGATATATAATGCGTATTTGCACAGCACAAATGTGAAAGAACATTATCGCATGTTCACAGATATGGATGAAGCAGAAAGAGTTGCTTCTGAGAGGTTGGCGCATCTTGAAAGGCGAATCCAGGAAATGGAGAGCCTTGAAAAGAGCTCAATGAATGTTCGACAGTTTCGAGAGAGATTAGCAGCAAGATTCGCTGCTAATGAAGAAGAGAAGAAAGAGCATTTGCTCAAAGCTGAAGAACTAGAGTTGAACCTTGCTAAAAGCAAGGTCGATAAGAAAAGACAGGAACTTGAGAAGTTAGAAGAAGAATTATTGGAGCTCAAAGTGACAATGGAGTATGCTGAATTAGAAAATCAGCAACCCCAGGGTATTTTACAAGAGTTCGGAAAAGTTCCTGAGCATGCGCCAGGTGATGAGAAGAAGAATGTCTGGATCCAACCAGAAAGACCCGTTACTCGATTAGATTTTAGTGATGATAGGGCTACAACTTTGGAATCGCTTTTGCGATCCCTTAGCGCTTCTTGCGTTATTATCGAGGTTGTGTGGAAAGAGAACGGAGTCTTGCGTAAGTATATAGGACGAGCCATGTTGATTGGGAATGACAATATACTTACAAATTCACATGCTCTCCCTCGAACCATGTTTGACCTTACAGTCTTCGTGGGTCGAAGACATAGCTTGAGCCCACACTCAAACTTGTCGATTAATCCTGAGCAGATACAGCGTTACGCCCCTAGAGATATAGCAATTGTTAGAACGAAAGGCTTGCCTATGCTGCGAAATCTGATTCACAAGAATTTCCCTTTGGATACATTCGAAGGGAGTTACGATGGATATTATATGATCAGACAGGATGATGGTTCCTTTAAGAAAGTCAAAGTTGTCAGGATTCAAAGGATACCATTTAACAGAGTGGTGAACGGGAACCAATTTGCGACGCGAACGTGGGTTGGTAGACCTGAGTGCCACACTATAGCGGGAGACTGTGGAAGTCCGTTAATCATGGATACAGGTTACGGACCAATAGTAGTAGGAATGCATTTTATGTATGATGAAGCTGCACGTATTTCATATGCCACTTGTATTAGTATGAGTGATGTTTTGCCTCTGGTGAGAGAACCGCACGTTCAGTGTGGCGTGATTGACACAGACATGTATCAGATAGTTGATGTTGAGAAATCTTTTCTGGATTTTCACGAAGAAGGTCATGTCATGTATCATGGAGAGCTGAATTTGATGACAGCTCGACCAAAGACACGAGTGTGTCGCACAGAGGTGGCGGACTATGTTTTTAGTAGATCGTGCAACGAATATCCAATCGTTGACACTTTCAGTAAGCCTCTGATGCACTCCTGGAAGCCGCAACAAACGGCTTTCAAAGAATTTCTACAACCAGCTAGTGGGTTGGATGAAATCCTTTTGGCAAATTGTGCTCAAGAATTGTTTCTTGATATTATGAAACACTTGCCCAAGGAGGAGTTAAATCTCATCCACCCATATCCAATCGATTGTGCCGTGAATGGCATGGTTGGCATGGCGTATGTCGACCCAATTAAAAGGAATACCAGTACGGGATACCCTTTCAATACTCCAAAGAAGAAGTATCTAGAGCCACTTAATGATCCTCGATGGCCCGATGGTGTGAAGTTATCGCCAGAGTATGAGGCAAGAGTCGAGAAGTGGCTGAATAGGTACCGTGAAGGTATTAGAAATCATCCCATCGCAAACGCGAATTTGAAGGATGAGGTGGTTTCGCAGAAGAAGTACGATGCGTGGAAGACGCGTGTTTTCTTCTCTACTCCAACAGAATTTCTCATTATTATCCGAATGATGTTTCTTGGATTCACTCGTGTGGTCCAAAGAAACTGGAAAGTGTTCCACTGTGTCATTGGCGTAAACTGCCATAGTGATCAGTGGAACGAGGTGTACCATATTATGACTGAATTCGGTACTGAGAACTTTGTTGCTGGAGATTTTGCTGGTTTTGACAAAAAGTTTGCGATCGTGTTTTTGCGATGGGCTTTTTGGATCATCAAGGAGATCTGTCGTGCCTCCGGGAATTTCACGGCAGAACATATGCTTATTATTGAGTGTATCGAAGCAGATCTCACCAATTGTACGGTGAACTGGTTTGGGATGCTTATAACGCTCCTTGGTGGAATGGTGTCTGGTCACCAACTCACCACTATATTTAATTGTTTTCTTTGCATTTTGTATCTTATGTATTCATTTGCACTTAGACTTTGCATCACTTTATTCTTTGAGTATGTGCGTGTTTTTAGTTTAGGAGACGATCATATCGTCGCTGTCCATCCTAAGGCGCTTTTCTTTACCCACAAGTATATCAAGGAAGTGCTGGACAGTATTGGTGTGGGGTACACAATGGCCGAAAAGGATGCTCCTTTTGTGGACTATGTCTCGATAGAGCAAGTGACCTTTTTGAAAAGGCGCTTCGTGTACCATGAAGCTCTCGGGTGTATTTGTGGGCCCCTAGAGCAAAAATCCATTTTTAAAATGCTGACTTATCACACAAAGTCAAAAGCATGTTCAGAGTCAGAACAACTGGCTCAAGCTATCATGTCGGCGTCGGCTGAGGCATTTTATCATGGTAGGCATTTCTTCGATTTTATCGAAGACATTATTGAAACAATGCCGAAAAGCGAGAGCCTAGCGGAACACATGAAGGCTTTCCCCCGCTTCACGTGGGAACAAAATATTGAGAGGTTCTGGTCCGCTTCCAGTAAACCCTCTCACACGGCCGTGCTCAAAGGTCGTAACCACATTGAGCTTCCCGATTGCAGTTACTGCATCGCTCCTGAACTGTTTCTTCAGGGATCGATGAGAGTGGGCGTCGGGAAAATTGTCACCAGGGTGTTCCCCAAAGTCCGTTTTTACGGAAGGGCGCGGTTGCTGCCCATAAAAGAAACTAAGGTATATAGTAATGAGTTTAGCTATGTACCCGAAAATAACCAACTCAGCAAGTCGAATGAAGAAATTAACAATCAGGTTAGTTCGGTACCAGAAACCGGACATACAACAGACTTGACTCAGGAGCAGACCGTTTTTTACAACGAGACAACCCCTGAAGCACTTGACCTTTCAACGTCACCAGATCCTTTGATCGGTGAGTTGATGCTTGAAGCAGACTTACGAAGTTTTCTTAGTAGGCCTGCTAAGATAGCCGCCTATTCTTGGAATGAAGGGCAGGCAGATGGTATCCGCACGCGGATTTATCCGTGGCGTGATTACTTTAACCTTACCCAGATCAAGAATAAGTTAACGAACTTTGGCCTCATAGCTTGCGATTTGAAGCTGAAGATCGTTATTAATGCGAGTCCATTTTACTACGGCTCTATAGCCGCAGTGTACAACCCTCTGGAGCTGTTGCTCTCGGATACCGCGGGATATGCGGCAAATGGGGTTGGTTATCGCGTTGCTGCTTCACAAAGACCCAAGGTGTGGCTTGATCCACAAACTACATCTTCTGCTGAGATGACTTTACCATTTTTATGGTATAATAATTATATCAACACAGACTTGGCAGTTAACTTCCAGAATATGGGGTCTCTGGTCTTAGTGCAGTACACCGATCTCCGGTCAGCAAACGCAGCTGTCGGTGTCGGTGCGACAATCAACATCTACGCATGGGCGGAGAATGTGAGGTTGTCAGGGCCAACTGCTATGTTGGCGTTACAAGGTAGGAACGAATATAAAGTGAATGGCCAAATAAGTGGCATCGCTTCTACCGTCGGTAATATTGCCGGCAGATTGCGTAACGCACCTGTGGTTGGTCCTCTTGCCAAAGCAACTGAAGTGGTATCAGATGCTGTTGGTAATGTGGCGAGCTTTTTTGGTTTTACCAATGTGCCTGTCATTGAGGATGTCACCCCTATGAAAAGTTTGCCTTTTCATACTCTTGCTAGTGCTCACATCAGTGAGCCGATCAACAAGTTGTCATTGCAGCCAAAACAAGAAACGGCCATCGGCCCAGTACATGGCGACACTCAAGTTGATCCATTACATATTGCGAACTTCGCAAGTAGAGAGAGTTTCTTAGGTGGAACTCTGTGGACGACAACCAATGTAGAAGATGACATTTTGTTCACTGCCTCAGTGCAGCCATCTCTCTATGAAACGGAAGGTACAACGAATTATAAGATTTACCATACCCCCATGAGCTACCCAACTGAGTTTTTTCAATACTGGAGGGGTGATATAATCTTCCGTTTTAAAATAATTAAGACAAAATACCATAAGGGTCGTCTTAATATTTGCTGGGATTCTCAGCAATTTGACCCGAGTCTGATGCCGACTGTTGGAGACCCTAGTGTCTTCAACATTGTTGTGGATCTTGATGAGGATGATGAAATCGAATTTCGTGTCCCCTATATGCAAGGGGAACTCTTCATGCCTCTAACTACAAATGTTAACGCTAAAAATTGGTCCAATGGCGGTGCCCCGACAGGCACATGGAATCATAACGGCATCATTCAGATGAGAGTATTGAACGTACTCTCAGCACCAACGGCTACCTCGTCGTTGACTGTGCTCGTGTTTGTGCGAGCAGCGGAAAACATCGAGTTTGCCGGACCTAGGAATATGAGACAGGATATGTCTCTCCTAAGTCTTCAGGGGAAGACCATCGAGCTCAATAAGCCCACACAGAGCGACCCCCAAACATATGATGAAGTGTTCGGTGAGAAAATAGTTTCAATGAGAGAGCTATTACATCGCCAGAGTAAATGCTGGACACAAATCATCCCTAAGGATGCCGATTGGGCTGGCAACCTTATGACATTCTCATTCCCACTACAACGGACACCCAGAACGTACGGATACCAAACCGGAGGGTGGGAGAGAGCTGCCGGAGTTTTAGTCCCCGGAAGTAACTTTGATTTTAACTTTGTGCGTAACCATCCAATTAATTGGATCGTTGCGTGCTTTGTGGGATATAAGGGCAGTGTCAATTATAATATTAATGGTATCTATAATGCAGGAAATTCTATGGACTGCATTAATTCTATAGCTGTGTGCCGTCTTTCAGACGTTCCGCCCAGCTATAAACCAAGAGCATACTCTACGTTAGCAGCGAATTCGACGTCACAATTGATGAAGAATCTTAATACTCCTGCGAATGTGGAAAGGCAAGGAGCAGCAGGTATGGCTTTGACCAACCAGCGGACCCAAGCAGGGATTGCGTTCAATTTTCCCTATTACTTGCCTGTCAAGTTTATTCCTGCGAATGAAACTGACCCATATTCCAGCACAGCTAGAAACTGGCGTATCGACTACGATTTAGTAGAGGTCACGGTGAAGCGCGGCATAACAACCGCAACTACCACCGATGCAAATATGACTCTTGATCTGTTCTGTGGAACTGGGCCCGATTTTAACGTCATATTTTTCCTGAACTGCCCAGTTCTCAATTATTTAGTGTCACCCACTGCCCTGGCAACAGGCTAGTCTGGTGAACCCCGTGATACGGCCGCGGGGTCCCTTTTAGGGCATACGGTCCGAAACAACATTATAACACTTTTATGAAGGTTTTTATGCGGTTTCGGCCGCGGAGTTTTACTTCATATATAGTCGTAATGTTTAGTTTCGTGCCTAGCACGATTTCCCAAAAAAAAAAAAAAAAATAT